ACTCCACTAGTTTCTCCTTGAATTAATTTTCCTACAAGACTTTCGAGATATAAAGAAACTGGAAGACCCAAATGAGTTTCATCGATTTGAACACATGTGTATTCTGAATCATAAGCAATTTGACCAGGAATTACCATCGCTCCTTCTTTGAAGAAGTGATTACCAAATTTTTCTATTTGATTCTGCAATATTGACTGTAAAGTTGTCAGTTCTCTTGCTTGTATTGGAGTTCCGGGCTTAAATAAAACTCTTTGATAATTTTTTGAATCGGAAAAATCATCAAAATATGGAGATATATTTAAATTAGTTTTTTGAGGCATTTGACTTTAAAACTCCAATATGATTTTAATATCTTCTTTTTGGCTAGAAGATCTGGGTATTGCTGATCTATTATCTATGTATATGATTTCTCCTGACTTTTTATTGTATTCTGCAGAAGCAATTCCAGCATTAAAAGTCATTCCAAGTTGATATAATCTACTATTAATTGTAGTCGAAACTCCACTAAATCCAGAATCAATTGATAGTACTGGTGTTCCATTCATAGAAGAACCATATATTGTTAGATTTCCTCCAGATGCAGGACTTGAAGTAAAGTTTATAATATTATAACCAACAGATGTTGTTGCTAAACCAACTGGTTGATAATATTTTAGTACTCCAGTAACATTATCCCAAGATGCAACAAATCCAATTGCAGTTGATCCAACTCCGACTGTTTGTGTAATTGTAGAATCTACTGCATAAGTTGTGGCAGTTGTTGCAGATCCAGTAAATTTAAGAGACTTTAGTCCACTTACTACAGATGTATTTAAAAGTTCTACTTGACTTCCAGTAATTGTTGGATTTTTTATGATACCTATTCTCGCAAAATCATTACCTGAGATTATATCTGGATTAGATTCTAATGTTTCATATCTAGAATAAATAAGAACTCTATATGCACCAAGTTCTCTGTAAATATCATATCCATGTCCACCTTTTGGTGGAATAATTACATCAAAAGAAGCAAGAGATGAAGTTCCTACACCAACATTTGACAATGAAGTAGTAATTCCAGGAGCACCTGGTTCAAATTTAATAGTACCATAAGTATAATTACTTCCACCATCAGTGATATAAACTTCTGATACTTTTCCAAAAGAATCTGTTGTTACTGTTACCTTTCCTCCACTTCCGTCTCCCAAAATTGGAACATTTGTAAAAGTCGAAGATGTTGGATTATAATTTATTCCTCTTTGTTTTATTACAACAGAGTTTATTTTTCCATCTATAGCGTTCTCTTTTGTTGAAATACTTTCACCAGAATTTCCCCAATCTTCTGGAACTGGAATATATTCAATTGAATCAAATTTTACAATTTCTGATGGTTTAATTGTATATAAGTATTTCCAAATATATCCATCACCAGAAGTACCTGCAGATCTTGGTTCTAAATCGATAAAATTTGGTTGATCATATGATGGTCTTCCATTTTGATTTTCTGCATCAGATCCATTTTGCAGACAAATATAAACTCTAAGATCTTCATTGATTACATAATAATTTGATTCGTAAAGATTTGATTGTTTTGTTATGGGAGTTTTATTGTAAATAGTATAGTTATGCTTATACATTTCATAAGTTGTCCCTGCAGTCCAGGTTACTTTTCTGACCACTCTACGAATATCATCACTAGTCACTTGCTTCATAGCAATAATCGTATCTTTAATGTCATTTTCTTCTTTAAAACCGTCTAAAGGAGAAGGTCCGGTATTCCAATTTGCAGATCCTCCAGATCTTGAATCTGTTGAATTTGGTTGTCCAATAAATGTATAGTAACGATTTAAAGTTTGTCCAATACCAACAATACTTTTTACGAAATTCTCGGCATTTAATATTCTAAACTGATCAGATATAATAGCAGGCATTTTAATAGTAGTTTTTATTTATTTATTTACCTTTGAATAATCCTCTAGTTCTGGTTACTTCTGGTGCAGACGATAAACCAACCAATCCATTATTTGTATTTATCGTAAAATTATTTGGAGATCCAATTCCTCTATTTTGATAATCATAAATTTTACTCCAACTATATCTTCCATAAAAACCATTAGATTTATTTGATGGATTTGCATTAACTATAATTTTATCCACATAACCAGGACCAGGTAAAAACTTACAGAATACAGTAACAATACCAACTCCAGATACTTGTACGTTTTCCGCACGATATACGCCATCAATAAATGTATTTGCTGTTCCGACAGAAGATATCGCATTATTTGTGGTTGTAATGCCAGTTAAGGCATGTCCACATTGAACATTGCTGTCATAGATTACAAAATAATCACCAGTCGATATTCCACTGTAAGTAATTCCATAACTATCAAGAGCAGAATACCCAATCCCCAGTGTGGTATTGTCATAAGATTCTGTTTTTAATCTGAAAATTAATTGAGGAAGAGTTGTACCAAATCCCAAACTTGTATCTACTCCAACAATTGTACCAAAATCTCCTTTTGCCTTAATAGAGAAAATTTGTTCAATGAGTGATGTGTCTGGTTCTATTAAAACTTTTGGTGGATTATTTTTATTATAACCAAACCCAGGATTTTGAATTGAAATCGAAGTAATAATTCCAGAAGTTACACTAGAAACTGCTGTTGCAAGATTATATGTAGAAATAGAATAAATTGAGGTTGCTCCTGTTCCAACTAAAACATATCCATCATTATTCGAGATATACAGAATATCTTTTATAGTATTTAATTGATTTGTTGATCTATATGTCCAATACTGCAAATCAAAAGAATAATAAAGATTTCCTGTAGAATCTAATAACGTATACATCGAATATGTATTATTATAATCAATATTGACAAAATTACCAGTAATATTTGGTATTATTTGTGCCCAAATATCTCCAATTAACGATGTTAATATAATATTTCCATCACCAACTACCACAAATCTTGATCCATCCCAAATAATTTTATTTAATTTACTAGATGCAATTGTATTTGTATTCCAAAAAGTACCATCCGTTGACGTAGAAGATGTACCATCATCTCCAACTATAATTAATTTTGATGCTCCATATGCTATGGATCTAAAATTACTTGAAGTATTTGACGGTATCTTAATAAATGCAGTAGAACCAACACCAACAGCAGAGAAAATTGCTCCATTATATCCAACAGAAATCCATTTATTAATATCTGAAAAATAGTCTACACTAGTTAAAGATGAAATATAAGAACTTTGAGATCTTGTGACAACTCCAAATAGAGATGTTTCTTCATATTTTTTTAATTCAATCCAAGAAGAAATAGTTGTTCCAAAACCTACTGTAGTAACTATTTTTCCGTAATCTCCAACTGCAATATAAGTATTTGTGGATGCAAATGCAATAGAGTTAAAATTTACTGTTTTGCTGAATCCTACATTTGATGTAAGATTATAATTTTTTGCATCTGTTGTAATAGCAACAACTCCACTTTGTCCGACAGAAACTATTGGACTACCATAAGTGACTGATAATAAAGAAGTATTAGTAGAAATACCAGAAGATGCAGACCAATTTAAAATTGGATCTTTTAATTGTACAGAAACAGATGAAATTGCAACTCTTGGTGAAGATGTATATGCATATCCAATTCCTCCTGTTGAAATTGCAATAGAAGAAATGGTATTTGCAATAGAAACAATTGCAGTTGCTATTGCAGGATTTGTGTCCCTATTTTCGATAATTAAAATATTTGAATCTTCTTCTGGTAATGAATCTACTATCGTAAATAGCGGAAATGCGTTATTTACGTATATTGAAGTATCTTCAATATTTACATTTTTGATTAATTTTGTTGTTGGTCTGATTGTTGAAATTAAACTTGGTCTTGCTTTAGATACTAAAGAACCATTAATGATTCTATCTTGTTTTTGTTTGATCCATTTAAGAGGTCTTTGTTTGTTTGTATCTGTATTGATTCCTATGCTATCATAATTATAAGTATCAAGTTGATCACTTGAAACAATTTTTTTAACAATTCTTTCAAATTGTTCAATATCTAAGTTGTCATAAATATTTTCTCCAATTTGAACACCATCTCCTTCCTTAATTGTTTTCACTGGAGTAATAATTTCAACATCCCTTGAAGAACCTTTAAAGAATAAAATACTGCACTTTGATCCAGATTTTGGTGGTTCTGTAAAAACTATTCTGCTACCTGTCAATGTATATGATTCATTTGGTATTTGTAAAATATCATTCAGGTATATGAATAAATTATTTTCCAGTTCTATATCAGATCCTGGATTTTTTTTCAAATCTATAATTTCAGTAACTCCACTTATAGTTTGAGTCAATGTAAATTTAGTTCTTGTTTCATTGAAGTATATTGAAATATCATCAAATGATATAAATTGTCCAACAAAGAAACCACTAAACTTATCCGTTAAAGTTTCAGTTACAGTAATACTAAACTTACTAAATGATGTACCTATATTTGGATTTGTGGTTAATCCCACAACAGATAATACGTCACCAATTTTATATCCAATTCCTGGATCATCAATAGTAAATTGAATGATACTTGATCCAGAACCAACTTGAACAGAAACTTTTGCATTAATTCCGTTCCCAGTAGAACCATTTGTATAGGCAATACCTAAATTGCTATAAGGTAATGGTAAACTTATAGATACCGAAGGTAATGCCGTATTAGTATATCCAATTCCTCCATTTATAATAGACAATGAAGTAATTGTTCCTCCAGCCCCAACAATCGCAGAAATTGAAGCACCAGATCCAACAGTCGATGCAATACTTACAACTGGAGATGACCTATAACCGCTTCCAGCACCATTCAACTTTATTGAACTGATTGTTCCGCCCGCAGACACAGAAACAGTTGCTGCAGCGCCAATTAGAGGTTGATAACCAAATCCAGTTGTAATTGCAACATTTACAATTTTTCCTGCGCTTGGGGCACCAGTTAAAAATTTAATTGTATTTGCATTTGGAGTATCAATTGTATAATCAACTTCTGGAGTTTGGAAAATATTATTAATTAAAATGAATGGTTTGTTGTCTATATTTGTGCTACTATTTGTATTTGTAAAGATTCCAACAACTGGTTGATTATTTGAAGACAATACAAATTCTGTAGCTGCAATACCGGTAAATTGATTTGATATATCATCTAAAATGATATTTTTATCAGTTGGATTATATGCATCCAATTGTCTAGAAAATACTCTTCCAGAAAAAGAAGAATTTGCAATTAACTGTGGGTCAGTTGATGCAATAGAAGGACCATAAGGAGGTGTTGAAAAATATATTACATCATTAACAATATTAAAATCTCCTTTCATTATAGATGTAGCTGAACCAACAGTATGTGCAGTAGCAACTGATCCCATAAATGCTCTAGTTACACTTAATACATTAGTAGAACCAACGCCAACAGAGTTAACTTTTAAATATTCATTATCAATTTGAAGAATATCATTATTGAAAATAGAACTAATTCCAGAAGAGATGAATATAGAGGTAGATCCAATTCCAATTGAAGTAGAAAGTCCAATTGTAATATTTTTTCTATGTATAGGACTTTGGATAATATTATCAATTGAAATTATTACATTTTCATTTGGATTTTTAAAACTAAATGATTGTGATCCGGAACCAAATGAATCCAAATTAAATGGATTATTTAAAGTTGTAGAAAAACCAGAAACTTGAAAATTATTTGCATCTATCTTACGAACAAATATATTTGATGGAAGTTTATTGGTTCCTAATAATGTAGGGGAAAGATAGATATTGTCTGCAGGAGTTGATCCTCCAACATTAGATCCAGATATTATAATCTGATCGGTAGATGCATAACCTGTTCCGCCATTTATGATTTTTACTTCAGAAATATCTTTATTTGAATCTCTAGTTATATTAAATATTGCTCCAGTTCCTAATCCTGTAGAAGTAGATGCTACACTTACATATGTTGTATTTGCAGTTCCGACTCTAGTTGTAGATACTTTTGATACTGTAAAATATAAATTATTTGTGGGCGTAGATCCACCCATATAAGTTCCAGCAATAGAAATTTGTTGACCAACAGAGTATCCTCTTCCTCCATCAATTAACTGAATGGAAGTTCCAATAGGAACACCGGTTCCAGTATTGTAGGTGATAAGAACTTGAAATAATGCGCCTGTACCAATTCCTGAATTTACTGAACTTGGAAGTGGATTTCCTAATCCAAAATATTGTGAGAAAACTCCAGGAGAAGTCGTGCTACTGATGCCGGTAACAATGCCAGAATATGGAACATAATTATTATATCCATTTTCGTATATTGCACTTCCAATTCCAGCACCAACTCTCATTACTATATCTAAAGTTCCAGATGCATAAGAAGTTGTTGCAATTCCAATCTTTGTTCCAGAATTTGAATTATAAATTATTTCTTGTCCAGACTGAAAACCATGATTTGGAAGAGTAATCTTATCGGAATCTATATTAATAATTGTAGACGCAGAACCCACAAACTCTTTATAAAAAATTGGATTTCCTTGATTTTTTAATTTAAAACTCGTTAAACCAACAACTGATCCACCTAAAGTAGTCGTTATTCCAGTAAATTGTCCACTAATGTCATCAATTCTGTAAACTTTATTTGTTTTATTTAATGTATAAGATCTAAGGGCAGTTCCTTCCTGAAAATAAATTCTTTCTACAGAACCATCATCCAATTTATCATCTTCATAAACCATAGCAAAATTATTTTTTACAAATAAATCTGCAACATTATCAATATTAACAAGTAAGAATGGTTCTGGATTTGTTGCTTTTATTTTCATATTGGTTGATTTCCCAATACCAAGATTAAATGGCCCAGAAGTAACAATCCCAATAACATTCAAATCTGAAAATTCTTTAAATCCGGATGGATGTACGATTGATTTTACTGATTCTTTCCAAATATCATATGGCACTTCGCTTTTGATTGAATAAGCAAATTTCTGGTAATAACTATTATCAGAAATTCTTTGTTGAGAATCATTTAAAAATCCAACTTTATCGCCAAAATCATTAATTTTTTCTCTAAAAACATTTAAATTAGCATCTAAAGAAAATTCAGTTATATATTTAACTGTTCCATTTAGTTTAGATTTTTCACCATAAAGTTTGTCTCCAATATTTAAAGACCCCTGAATGTCAATTAATCTCAGCTGATTAATATCATTGTCCCACCCATTTTCCATAACCTTTGCAGAAAATGTAGATCCAGAAACAACTCGTTCTCCTGAATAATAAGTTGCATCATCAATCAAAATCATTTGAAACTCGGGCATATCATTTTTATTCACAACATACCCAAGAGTTAATATATTGTTATAATTTCCAAATGTTCCTGTCTGTAATCCAGACATAGTATAGTTTACAACAAAATTAGTAGTGTTTATACCAGTTACAGTGAAAAAATTATACCCATAATCTTTTGAATTATAATTTGATAATCCAGAAGTCGAAGAAGTTAATCTACATTTTTCGATAAAGATTTTATCTCCTACTGAAAATGGAAAACTAATCTCTGTAGTGCCATATCCAGTTGTTATATATGGATATAATATAGGATCATTAACTAATTCAATTGTACCTATACCAGTAACAGCATCAGCATAAATTGCATCTATTTCATAACCATTTGAATTGTTATATGGAACAATTCTTAATGGTTCTTTTAATCCGAAGTCATTTTTTGAAATATTTACAGAAACAACAGATCCACCTTGAACTCCTGCATATATTTCAATATTATTATTTCCTATTACTTTTAATTTTGGAGGAGTATTATAATTTCTTCCAGATGTCAATATTCCAACATAATCAATTCTAGAAATATCTTTAATTATGCATACTGCAGGAACACTTAACTGTGGTATAAATGTGGGATCTGTAGGATAATCAAATCCATCTTTAATTCTATCAATTGATATTATTTTTCCAATTTCTGATGAAAATGGATATAAAATTGCACCACTTCCCGTTGTACTTGCAATTGAAGTAATTTGAGGATTTTTTGAATAAGATTTTCCTTTAGAATTAATTCTTATTTTTGATATTGAACCAGTAGTAGTAGTTGAATCAGTATCATAAAAAACTGAAGATACTCCTGTTATTTGTGTATATGAAACATATTCTGGTTTCTGATTTAAATTAAATTTAAATGAAGTTGAACCAATTCCTATGATTGACTGATTGTTGGATAATAAACTTTGTCTAATATCAATTTTATTATTTCCAAGTACTTCAGTATCATATGATATACGAAGAACATCAACATCAAAATATGAGGTTGGAACAAAATTATAATAAAGTAAATTTGGAATATCTCTTTGATTGGTTATTATTGTAACTGCAATACCAGTTCTATTGATAGACAATGTATTTGATTCTTTTTTGTCAATTTCAAATCTTTTTTGAAAGTTTTGGTCTTTATAAAATTCTAACCTTAAATTAGATAAAGATGAATCCGACACATCAAAAGTAATTATATTTCCTTTAGAGAAAGATAAAGGAGGATTTATGAGTGCGATACTATGAGTACCTATACCAGCAGAAGTGAATGTAATTGCGATTCCGACAGATGCATCATATGCATATCTTGACAACTGTATTTTATCCGGATTTTGCTTAAGTATATAATAAATTGATTTATCTACTAATCCTCCAATATTTGTGATTCCAGAATAATATATTACTTTATCGCCTGTTTTTAAATTATTATTTGGAAGGTTAATTGTTGAAGTTGTCCCTATAGAAATAAAATTAGTAGAAAAACCAATCAAATCTGTTGTTATTTTTTTATTTTTTTTATCAAATCTAAATTTAATGTTTTCTTCTCTTGATGGAAGTATTGTAAATTTAATTTTATCACCACCAACAAGATCGTGAGGTTCAGAAGTTGTTACAATTCCTGCATAATTTTCGACTTTTCCAGTAATTATTGGGTAATATGTTGTTAGTGAATGAGAATAACCAACAGCAACATTATAGACAAACATTAAACAATTTAATGTTGTTCCAATACCAACCGAAGTAGTAAATCACAAAGTTGAAATTCCAAGTAAATTGTCTCCAAAATTCACAGCATATACAATTTGTTTGTTATTTAATTTTATAAGTGATGATGTTGATTCTGAATATGCACTAATTCCAGCACCAGCAGAATAGTTATACAATAACGGTTGTCCGGTATAATATTTGTGATTTGGGATGTAAATGGATCTTGATGGAACAAATCTAGTGTTTACCGTACTTGTCCCAATACCAACAATAGAATAAGTGGACCCAGATTGTCCATATCCAATAGTATTTGTTGGGTCAAAATAAATAGTTTTATTTTCTGGAATTACAGAACCAATCGCTTTTGGTTCAAAAAATTCAAATTTATTTGTAAGAAGTTTTACACTTTCAATTCCTACTGTATGAATTCCTCCATTTGATGGTCTACTGACTAAAATTTGAGATTTTTCTGCAACAATTCCAATAACCGTCATATATTCTGTACCAATTCCAACAGAATCATTTACTTCAAATCCGGAAGTATCTTTGACTGAAATGTATGTCATTATTCCAGTCAGAGATGCACTCTGAAGTGTTTCCAATAAACCTGTTGTTTTTTGATTTACAGAAATAATTTTAGTTCCTTCTAACTGCAAAAGACCAATTGTTGATATGCCAGATACTATAATTTTATCTCCATTCACAAAATTATGAACAGAAGATGTTATTCCTACAATTTGATTTGAACTATTTTCTTTTAAGTAGAAAATAGTATCAGAAAAAGTTGTTACACCAACGGTGAGGTTTGAAATATTTTTTCCATTTACTCTTGATATTTGAGCACTTACTCCTGTTCCGTCTATTGTATTGGCAAATTGAATTACATCGTTTACCGAATAGTTTGAACCAGAACTATCAATAAAAATAGAAGAAATTCCAGATTTTTTTATGTCTTTTACAATAAATTCTTGCTTTAAATTTGAAGAAACTTTTTTAAGAATTTCATAACCTGAATTTACAGAATCTATGTAGTAATTGCTAAAATTTCTAATCAAGTTATATTTTGATATGTTTTTGTTTTGTGAAAAATTTGGATCAAAGTTTTCAAAAACTGGAGTATCTTTAAATTTTTGGCCAATAATATATGGATACAATGGTCTTAAAATGTTTGATACTATCTCAAATGTAGTAAAATATGCATATGTTCCATATGGATATTCTGGTGTAATACAAAATCTTCCATTATATTCATCTAGGTCTCCAGATGCGTCATATTCATGATCATTAATAAAAAATCCATTTGGAAAGTTATTTGGTCTAATGTCACCAGTGGATAATGATTTTTTATTATAACTAGATGCAATTAGTTTAATGGTAGTATCAGTTAAACTTGCATATCCATAAGGTCCATAAATTGGATTTCCATCATATGCCCAACCTACAATTGGAGAATGTCTAAATGGCACATCTTTCTCTTGATTGTTGTCTAAAATATTATCTGAAAGATTTTTTCTAAACTGTCTTGGTAAATAAAAATTTATTGGTTGTAAATTTAAACTTAAATCTGAAGATGGGTATGCAATCGTTTCATCATCGCCACCATTAGATTTAATTAAATTTTTATTTCTTTCAATTTGGTCAATTTTCCATTCAAAAACATTTGCTACAAACTTTAAGTCGGTTCCTCTTCTTATTGCAGTTAATGTTGTATTTGATGTTGCATATCCAACTCCACCATCTACAATAGAAAAATTTGCAATTGATCCATTTTCAATTATTGGTTTCAAATCTGCATATTTTCCTTTGCCATATACTATGACTTTTGTTCCATTATCATAACCACTTCCACCAAAAATAATTTGAACATCAGTAATTGTTCCATTTACAATTACTGGCTTTAATAATGCCTGACTAATTGTAGATAATCCAACATTAGGTCTTCTGTGAAAATTAATAATGTCCGGACTTCCATAGTAATATCCTCCGTTTTCAATATAAACACTTTCTGCAGACCCTAAAACTACAGGGGTCAATATTGGAGTAACAATGTCAGTAGATCCAATGCTAGAAATTGTTTCTATATTAATTTCAATTGGAGGATAATAAAAAATATGAGTTCCTATGCCTAATGAATCAAAATGAATATATTTTTTATTTAAATAATTTTGATTAGTGGAAGTAGTTCCTATTCCTGATTCAGAAAGTTTAAATTTATTTTGATCAACTACTGTAACAAGATATTCTGTTGTTGATACTAAACCAATAATTGGAGTATTTGTATAAGAATATCTTACATAGTCTCCATTTTTAAATCCATGATTTTTGGAAAAAATATAACTATCTTCTGTATTGATTCCAGATATTCCCATTCCAAAATTAGGATAAAGATCAGAAGAAACTTTAACGAATCTATTCGAATAGTTTTCTCCTTCATTTTTTACATAAATTTTAGTAATTGTATTTTTTGAATTTAAAGTAGAAAACTCATGGAATCCAGAACTAATACCAGTTATATTGACTGTATTAATACCAACTATAGAATCATTTTTAGTTTTGTATAATTTTATTGATTTTAAATTTATAATTTTTACAAAATAATTAGATTTATCAATTAGGCCAGGAATATTTGCGTTTTCATTTGATGAATAAGTCACCTCTTCATTGTCGTCAAAATTATGATTATCTAAAAATGTAATTGTTTCGTTACTTGGGTCTATTGATGCACTATTAGATTTAAATTTAGAAATGATTTTTGACTTGACTAGATTTGTTTCTAATACGGCACCTTGTCCATTTCCACCAGAGATTGTTATATTTGGTTTTTTTTCATATCCAATTCCAGGAGAATTGATTTTTATTTCTTTAATTGACCCCGAAAGAATAAGATGTGCTTTACACCCATATCCAGATGAATCCGAAATGACAAGATTTGGTGCATTTATGACATCATAATCTTTTCCTGGATTTGTGACCACGATAGAATCTATCATTCCATAATAAATGTTTTCATCAAATAAAGTAGGAGAGTATATTTCTACTCCATTTGCAAGAACTCCTATTTGTCTATTAAATGTAGTTCTATTTTTTGGATCATCAAAATATTCAATATTATCATTTAATCTAAATTTCTTTAATAATTTTTGGTCTTTAATGACTTTATTTTCAAAACCAAGTTTATAAACTTCATCAGATACAATTTGGTTATCAATTTGAATATATTTTTGCGAAAAAACATCACTATTGCTATATGATAATTTAATACTATTATCATCTACTTTTGTTGCAAAATAGATTCCACTTGAAATACCTATAGAATTTGATTTATAGAAAATCTTATCCCCTGTTAAAAAGTTATGACTATTCAAATTTAAAATAGATGTTCCAGCCCCAATAGATGTTACAAATCCAATCGTAGAACTGCAAGTAATTTCATAATCCGGTAATCCAGAAAAAGCAATATACAAATTTTCTTCTTGTTTATCAATATAAGTATTTTGGATAGATGCAACTATAGATGAAACATTTGAAAAATTAGTCGAACTTGCTTTTACTAATGATCTCTTAATTTGATTTGTGCTATTCAAGTTTAAACTTTTTGTTGTTGATATTACGAATCTATTTTTAATTTTTCTTTCGTTTCCATCTTCAACATCAATCACTGTTGCTTCAACTTGATCTTCTCCATCAATTGCATAT